TACGATAATTATTTCCGTTATATGAATTATTTACATCTTAACAGTTATATTAATCTTAGTGATTACTCATCTGTTGATGAATTATTATACGAAAATTTAAATATAACAACATCATCAAACGAAGAAATTAAAAATGCCGTTAAACCTCAAGAAGGCAAATTTATTTACAATATAATTAAAGAAAATAAACTTGAAAAATGTTTAGAAATTGGCATGGGATATGGTATTGGAGCATTATATATTACAGCAGCATTAGAAAGTATTGCGAAGGGATGTTTAACAAGTGTTGATCTATACCAACGTAAGCAATTTAATAATATGGGGATGGATTTAATTTCTAACTTAAAACGCGAAAAATATCATAAGCTTGTTGAAGATGAAGGATTTTTATATATCCCAACATTAATTAAAGAAAAAAAGAAATTTAATTTTATATTAATTGATGGTTGGCATACATTTGATCATGCTCTTGTAGACTTTTTTATGTGCGATCAAATATTAGAAGTATACGGAATTATTGTTTTATCAGATACTATTCAAAGAGGTATGAACAAAGTAACAAAATATTTAGATACAAATTATACCCATTATAAAAAAATAGCAACACCAAATACAATCACAGCATATAAGAAGATTAATGAAGATCAACGTACATTTGATTTTCATGAAAATTTCTAAAAATGATTTTTTAATTTTAAATATTTTGCTTTATACTTTAAATATTTATTTTTATAATAGTTTTGATTACCACCATGTTGATTTGCTGGTACTGGCATTCCTGCTACAATTTGTTCATTAATAATATTATAAAAACTAGGATCAATTGGTGGTAACGAAGAGGTTGCTAATTGAACTAATGTTGATGGAGATGTTCCACCGCCTTCTTTTGGTGGATTACATTTTTTTCCATAGTGACATTTATTATTCATACACATACCTGCCATTTTGTGATATCCATGAGGGCACTTATCATCAACTATTTCTACAAAATCTTTCATATACTATGTATATATAATTTTTTTCCATTTATCTAAAACATTTCTATTTCTGACATATTCAATTCTCTTAGAATATTTAGAATCTTTAAAATTTTCTAACATTTCATATAAATGATCAAACGATTCAAAATAATAATATCCTTCAATTTCATAAAAATATGCACGATCTATCCAAAAATTAATTGAATTTGTTTCTTTTAAATAATCAGGTGGTTCTGTATGTCCAAATTTTTTCCAATAATTACAATCAAATCTAACATTATGATTCGCCCATAATTCTTTTAAAAATTCTTTTGTTGGAAAAAATAGAGGTATTTCAGTAGATACTTGTTCAAACATTGACATTGTAGATACTTCATAAGGTATATGTATAATTCCTTTAAAAATCATTAAATCATTCCAATCATATCTTCCAATATCAGTTTTATTAATTATATATGATGGATATTTAGGTAGTTCACCGGAATATAATAAAAATTTATTTAATACATTAGATGAATCCCATTTTGTATTAGTATACAAACATAATGAATTTATTAATTGATTTGGTATATTTGGATTTCCCATTAAAAAATAATCACGATCTGATGTACAATTAGAAATAACTGTTAATAGTTTTTTCTCTGATAATCTTTTAATACATCCATGAAGTTCATCAATCATTGTAATATTATTATTAAAACAAAATGGAATATCATAACGACAACTATTTACCATTATAATCGGCTTATTATATTTTTCATATAACAATACAAATGAATTCGGATGTGCTACAATGAATCCATCAAATTGACTCAAAAAATTATCATAATGATTTTGAAAATTTTTAATCATTTGTAAATTCATATGCTTCCATGTATGTTCATTAATATATTTAATAGGATCTATTCTTCTATTAAGAATCCATGTATGAGCAGATAATGACCAATCAATTATTTCTATTTCTGGATTAACTGTTTTTATAACATTTTTTATATCAGATATAACAGCAATATGTAAATCAATATTAAAATATTTCATAATATATTTATATTTATTTTTTTATATATAAAGGTTTAATTATTATCTATATTAGAATATATTAGGCTCTAACAGCAACATCTCTTTTGCAATTTTTGCCAAAACCACAGATGAGTCTAGTAGTATATTCTCTTGAAAAACATTCGAGGAATGTTTTTATGCATAGTTTTGAACTCTAACAGCAACATCTATGTTTTCTTTCGCATAAACTTAATGAGTTCAGTCGGATGTTGATAAATATCCAAACAGCAACATTATATATACGTTTCGTAAAATAAATTATATGAGGTTAATCTGTAAATTAATTATCGTATAATTTATTTTTTTAAATATTGAATGCTGACAAGTATTCATACAGCAATATTTATAAATCTTTATAATAGATAATAAGATTGATCGACGGGTTAATTTTATTGTGTATTATGCGCAAGGGATATCCCATAATCATTTCCGGAAATTTGAGAGCAGATCTGTGATGACGTTTATTCATGAATATAATTGACAATGTACATTAATTAAAATTGGATCCATTAAAGTAATTTAAATAAAATAAAAATAAATTATTATTTTTATTTTACAAGATTTTTATAAATTTTATAAGTAGCCATAACATCATAAAATGCGTTATGTGCGTGTTCCATATCAGTATTAAATTCTAATTTATATAATTCTGATAGTTTTGTTTTTTTCTTATATTTAATCTGGGCTAGTTTCATAGTATCTTCAATTTTATGAGTTAAAAAACTATATTCAATATGTAATCTTTTAAATTCATTTGATAACATTCTTAAATCAAAATCAACTTTATGACCTACAATCGTTTTACATATTTTTAAATCTTCATATAATTCTGCCATTATAATATGACATGGTTCACCTAATTTACAATGTTCTTGCGTAATTCCATGAATATGAGAATTCTTTATTTTTATTTTTGGATTAATTTTAATAATTTTATTAAATGTTTTTAATAAATCAAAATCATTAAATATTACATACGATAATTGGAGTACAGAATCATAATTAAATAAACCAGTTGTTTCAGTATCTAAAAGTATTCTTATATTTAATAATTTATTAATTTCATCAACATATTTATTATGTAATCTTAAATAGACATAAAAATCATAAATAATATTATACAAAAATTTAAAATTTGTTATTAAATATTTAAAATATCTATCATCATGTGTTTGTAATACTTCTTTATACAATAAATTCTTGTATTTTGTAAGAGTAAATATATAATTATCCATTGATTATTATATATTCTTTATTTTATATTAGGCATAACAACGTAATATAATAAAATATATGTTGTTAAAAAAAATACCATTTTTCCAATATATGATAAGAAAAATGCTGGAACTGAATCAAAATCAATCATTTTTGTTTCATCTATAATTGCTCCACTTTTCATTAACACTGGTAAATGATGCGAAAATACCATACCATAAAATGTTTCTATTAAAATTTGTTTAAATGATGGATCTACATTTAATGTAGGCTGTGATTGTATATTATTTGGTGATACTTGTGATCTTTGAGGTGATAATGGTGATCTCTGAGGTAAAGCTATAATCGGTGTTCTATAAAAGAATCTTCCCATATATTAAATTATAAATTTATTTCAAGGATTCAAAAACAAATATATCCATTGCGTCTTTTTTATTATTTATACTTGTATTCATTACATAATTTACTAAACGACTATCTTTTAAATTTATACCAAAAAGTGATGAATGACATTTATATGTTCTCATATCACTTTCATCATATAAAAATTTAACATCTAAAATATTTTTATCAAGATGTCTGCTATATTCTAAATTAATATATAAAATATCAATGAATCCATGAATATTTAATAATAGTTCTAATAAATTATTCATACTTATATCAACAAAATATTTTTTGATATAATATACCATCTTTTCTCTTTCTAATATTTCTGAAATATTAAATCTTACACGAATAAAATTTATAAAATTTAGATTAAGTTTTAATTGTTCATATATTTTAACATAAATATCATCTGGAATTATTTCCATTTTATCTCTATCAATTTCTTCATATACTTCGGTATGTTTATTTACTTTATTATTTGATTTAATTATTTTTATTGATTTAAATTTTAAATTTCTATATTTATCTGTAATATCTCTAGTTATAAGTTCATTTTTTAAGAATTGAAAATTTCTACTGAAATCTGCATTTGTTGTTGTATTTGTATCTGCATGAATTTTTGTAATTCCAATAAGTTTATTTTGAATACTATTATTTAATTCATTTATAGCATCTTTTATTTTTTTATCTGTTACTTCAACATCTCTTATTTCTTTTGATTTTAATGGTATTTCATATTCATGATTTGTTCCATCAAATATTGTTATTTTTAATATCATTTGTGTATTATCAATTATTCTAACACTATAATTTAACTTTAATATGTTATCACTAAATCTATCAAGTACTTTACCCAAAAATTTAGCCAAATCTTTATTTTTTAAATATGGAAGTTTAAAAACATTTTCATCAAGTTCTGTCATAAATTTTAAATTATCATTTTCAATTATTAATAAAATATCATTTTGTCTTTCTAATATTTTAAATATAAATTTATCACTCATATTTTATATATATATTATATTATAAAATAAATGAGTTTAATCGCAAAACAAATAGATAATGTTAATGAAGGAGAAGAAAAACCTAAAATTGAATGGTCTAGAGAACAAGAAGAATTATTAGCCATGTGGGCAGATAAAGCATTATGCTACAGATGGTTACATGACCTAGCAGAAAAAAAATTCACCCGTTTAAATAATTGTGTTCAAATTCCTGTTATTATTTTATCAACCTTAACAGGAGCAACAAACGTTGGTATTGATTCTATTTTTCCGATAAGTATGAAACAATATGCTAACATCGGAATAGGTGTTGTATCAATAATAACTGGTATTGTAACAACTGTAGGTAACTTTTTAAGATATGCTCAAAATATGGAAGGTCATCGAGTAGCATCAGTTCATTGGTCTAAATTTCATAGAAATATTTCAGTTGAAATAGCATTACACCCAGATCAAAGACAAGATCCAGTAGAATTTTTAATGATTTGTCGTGCCGAATTAGACAGACTTGTTGAACAATCACCATCTATGCCAGATGATATTATTGCAAGATTTGAAGCTAGATTTAAAGATGTACAAATTAGCAAACCAGAAATATGTAATAGTCTCGAAACTACTAAAATTTATAAACCATCTACAGGATTATCCCAACCAAATACACCAAGAACTCCAGATAAAACAACATCTCTTACTAATAAAATATTTGGCACATTCAGACAACAAAAAAAATCAGAAAATACATCAGATAAAAAATCAGACAATAAACCAGACAATAAACCAGACAATAAACCAGACAATAAACCAGACAATAAATCAGACGATTCTGTAGAATCTGTAATTGTATTTGATAATAATACACCAAAACCTAAACTTGATGAATTAAAAATGCAATCACAAATAAGTAGTCGCTTACATGCCGATATACTTAATTCACTCAGCAAATAAAAATATATAAAAATTTAACAATTAAATTTTTATAAATTAATTTACTCGTCAACCACAATTACCTTGTAGTTTTTGACAGCCTCAATCATCATTGAGTAAGGAGTAATCTCCTTGTCATCCAAAAAGAACTTCAACATCTCCGAACTAAAGCCACTCATTAGAGCAACTCCAGGTGTGTCCTTGCGTACAGGAAACGACGTGCGAGTATCACGAAGATTCCAGAATACAATTTGNGGAATTTNATATCCNGCNTTAGTATACATTTCCTTAACATGATCATAACCAGTTCCGTAGTCAGGACCTGTCTTGGCATTATCAAATTGCATATCAGTAAATACAAAAATCTTCTTAATCATTTGATCAGGTCTCAAACTATAAGTCTGTGCCTCAGCCAATAACATCTTAAATACAGCAAGGAAATCAGTATTCATTTCCCAATGAGCACTCTGTAGAGAGCTAACCTTCGCCGAAAGTGTCTCTCCAGAAATAACATGCCACTGAGGAACAGCACTGAAAGTAATTACCTTATTCTTAAATGGAGGAGCAGTTAATTCTGATACTACAAGTCCAAGGGCGATACATACCTCCATCGGAACTCCAGACATAGAACCACTCACATCACAAACTGCCATAGTATTATTAAATGTTCCAGCAGTACGTAGGCGATCAATTAGTGCATGCCACTGAGTATCAACAGTTGCATCAGTATCGCTCCCGTTCATATAAGTACGCACAAGTTCATGGGGCTGGATACCCTTAGTATTCATTTTAGCCTTACCCTGCATAACTTTCGACAAATACGAATGGAAAGCTTCTGAGCAATGCTTCTCAAATGCCTTCTTCTGCTTCTTCATAGCAGTTGCAGGAACATGTTCAAAATTAATCTTATCCCACTGACGAGAACTCTCATAAGCCTCGAGAATCTCCAAATTTGCTCGGAGCTTCGTTAGAGTCTTACGATAAGTCTTCATATTCCACTTGCAAAATTTGGCAATCTTATGTGCCGCCTTAAACTTCTTATCATACTCACACCCTTCAGTTGGTGCCCACTTCGGAGCTAAACTTATAGACACCTTAGACTCGGGAGGAGCATCTGATAACTTCTTATCATCATCAATTAATGTAGATGCAAATAACTCATACTCCGCATCAGGAATAATTGGATGCGAATTCATACCTGCTAACTTTAACAAATCCTTATAACATCCTATACTCACAAATCCAGGTAGATTCATAAGATAAGTACGAGGCTTATTAATTTTAAGATGATCAAATGCAATTAATGAAACAAGCTTCTCTTGCTTGCCATTACCAATACAATCACGCAAATTCATTAAAATTTGAAGTGCCAATTGCGGATTCTCCTTATAGGCNGCCTCGAACATCTCCTTAACCTTAGCAGCGGGAGTGCCTCGGACAACACTTGCGAAGAAATCAAGACAATTTGAGCCAGTCGAATTATATGCTGGCATTCCATTTTCAGTAACTACATTAGGTACAATTTTCGGTGCGACCATCGCAGTCCATTGTGAGATAAGCGCTGTTGCTGCCATTTTTGTCGTATTAATTTATATGGGTATATCTTTAAGTCGATTATTTTTCAATTTTTATTTAATTTATTTAATTTATTGAAATTAAATAAAAATTAGTGTGAGTAACGCAAAAGATCAATTTTTTATAAAATAGTAAAATCATCATCCCATGGATGCCAATATCTTTTACTAAAATGTTGTACTATCTTATTTGGCTTAATATGAATTCTAAATATACCTGAAAATAATTTTATCAATTCATTAGTATTTTTATCATCACTAAAATCATTAAATATATCACTATATGAAATAATATTCTTTAATATAAAAGGATCTGTTATATTTGTATCAGAATGATCTATAATAGTATCATGCTTATCTAAGTTTTTACGTAATATATACTCATCTATTCTATATATAATATCACTATTTAATTGAACTACATTATATAATGTAAATTCATCATATGGGCAATCATTTTGTATATATGTTTTTTCACCAATCACTATAAATGATTTATCTTTTAATTCTTTTATACTATTTAATTCAGATAATTTTATTTCACCTTCAATATCAGGAAAAATATACTCTTCATTTATATCTGAATCTTTTTCACGTTGAATAAATGTATATCTAAATAATTCTTTAATTTCAAAATAATCGTCAAGTAAAAATAATTTATCTTTTACAAAATATTCCTTAAATATTAACTTGCGTCGCATGACATACGATATTGATAAATAATTTAAAAATGATTCGATTAATTCATATACCGAATCAAATTTATGTTTATTAAATATAATATATCCATCATATTCCTTTAATCTTTTAATATCTTCGGTTTCTCCATCATATATTCTCTGCCCAATATGAGTAATTTGCTTTGGATATTTTAAAACAATCTCATCTAATTCACGATAAAAATTATTAAAACTATCATGAATCAACATATTATTTTTATATTTGGGATAAATAAATTTTGCTAGAAAAAACTGATCAATATTATATCTATCAATATCTTTTAATTCAGTTGATTTTATTATTTCTTCCATATTTATATCACTATTATTAAAACCAAATGAACAGCCTATCATATGTTCTTTGTGATTTGGATGATCTCTAATAATATGTAACTTTTTTTTTGAATTTAAAAAATCATTTACCATCATTTTCTCTCTATATGATACATAACTATCACAATCACGTATCATTACAATATTATTCTTTTTAATAGATAAAAATCTAAAAAACATACCATTTTTAATATTTGAATTTGTCATGTCTATTATTTCACAATTTAACGATTTTAATTTATTTATTATTTCAATATTAACATCTTTAACATAAAATCTAATTATCCATTTATTTCCAAAAATTATTGGTATTTTTTTAGCATTATATATAGCACCTTCTGTATATATTTGTTTATTTCCATATAAAGAAAATGAAAATATTTTTTCCATACATTAAATATGAATTATTCTTTAAATCACTCATTTTTATAAAAAAATATATTTACTTAGATCTGTATTCTTCACGTTGTTCTTCAGGACTAAGATATTTCTCATCCATTTTTTCATCTGTTACATCTTGGTTAGAATAATCAACCTTTTTAGTAGTTCTTAGAAAATAGTTTGAACTAGCTTTTGTCTTACAATATTCATCAAATGATTCCAATAGTGTCATATTCTTAATTTCTAAACTTTTAACCTGTTTCTGAAGCTTACTAACTTCAAATTCTAATTGTTGTTTATACTTAAAAAGAGAATCTACTTCATTTTTTAAATCATCTGCTTCAGTTGTAATATGATTTACAATTTCACTATATTCTTTAACCTCAGATTTTAGTTCATCAATTGTATTTGTCTTAAACATTAGCATAATCATCATCATACCACATATGAATGTAGTAAAGAATCCAATCACAAAATCTCTATTTTGTAAAATTGTTGTAAGTAAATCCTTTGTTTCATGTATATTTAAATCAGACATTGTATTGATTGGTACTGATTCGGTGTGAGAATACTTTTGTTCGTCAAGAAAGAAATATTGTTCGTCCATTTATTAATAAGATATAAGTATATTTTACCAAGAAATAAGAATATCAATTTTTTCTATATAAAATTACAATTATATTACTATTATGTCTATAACAAATTTTTTAAACAATAATGGATTCTTTGACTTCGAAGGATATTGTATACCTGAACAAATAGAAGATTTTAAAATATTAACAAGTACACCAAATATTAATATAATGGAAATTGGATTTAATGCTGGTCACTCAGCAGAAGCATTTCTCGAAAATAATAAAGAATTAAAATTAACATCTTTTGATTTAGGAGACCATAATTATTGTCTAAAAGCAAAAGAATATATTGATAATACTTATCCAAATAGACATACATTAATATTAGGTGATAGTAAAATTACTGTTCCTAAATATATTAATGATAATAAAGATACCAAATTTGATGTTATATTTATTGACGGTGGTCATGATTATATAACCGCAAGAGAAGATGTGTTAAATTGTTTTAATTTAGCACATAAAAATACTATAGTAATGCTTGATGATGTAATATTTAAAAAAGAATGGCAAAAATTTTATCATTTAGGTCCTACCCAAGTTTGGACAGAAAATCTATTAGAAACTAAAATATTTGAATTGAATAGAGTTGAATACAATGAATGGCATGGAATGGTATGGGGAAAATATATATTTGATTAAAATATTAACTTTTTTCCAAACTAAATTTATTTATAATTTCTTTAACATTTAATGCATAATTATCACTATCATAATATTTAGTTATATTACGCATATTAACTCTTACATCATTTATTAATGGACACCTATATTGTTCAATTACAAAATCAATCTCAAATAATGACATATTTTTCTTAATTTTATCTGACATTATACTTGACGCACATCTAACAGTTATAATTTCATCTACAATTTTATTTTTTACATTCTCTTCTCCATATGACCACCAATCACTCAAAATTTTATTAAAATATTCTTCTTGTGTCATACTCATTTTATGCATTTCCATTTTACTTAAAATTAAATTTACTCTATCAATCATATTAAAATATGACCTAAAATTTTCAATACTTCCTTTTAATCCTAAACTCATTTGATGCTGCATTCCAAGTGAATCAAACATTGCATATCTATTTGTACATGATTGCATAATAATAAATGCCATACTCATAAAATTTTGTCCTATACAATTAACTACTATTCCAGATTCTTGTAATGATTGAATATATTGAACTAAATGTGCACCAGCAAATACTGATCCTCCAGGACTATTAATATATAAATTTATCTGTTTGTTTTCCAACATATATTCATATACATTACGAGAACTAAAAGAATGTATTACATCATCTACTGAACTTTTTGATACTGGTCCCAATAATGATACAAAATTATTATCAGTCAGTATAATAGTCTTCGATTCTACAACTCCAAACGCAAACAACACACATAATAACAGATTTTTTAACATAATATATATGTTATGAAATCTTTATGTTATAAAACTTTATGTTAAAAAATTCTATATTACTACTAAATTCATATTTTGAATAACATTATTAGGTATGGTAAATTCAGGATCATCTGAATATTTATTATATAATTCTTTTACTCTACTACGAATCCAATGAATATTACAAACACTATAATCATTCAATATTTGAGCAATTTCTTGATAAGTTAAAGGTTCATTTGCTGTAAAATATTCTATTTCATTATCATTTTCATCATAAAATTTTAATGTTTCGTACTCAGAACTTAATGTCTTTAATATTTGTTGTATATCAGTACAACTTTTAACTCCATTTTTTAATGCTACAATTAATCTTATCGCATTAAAATCATCATTTTTTACTAATTTTTTATTTATAGTCGTAAATCCAAATGGAGCATTTCCAAGACATAATCCATGTTGACGTCTATATGCAATACTGTCAATAATTCTCTTTCTAATTTGATTCCATTCATTTTCACTATTTTTTAATCCTGTCATAATTGTATTACGATTAAAATTATCATACACTATGTTTTCTTTAACAAAATGAACAGTTATTTTATTTTTCATACATTTATCTAATAATTGAGTTCCGATTGTTACATTACGACTAAAACGTGTTACATCATATACAATCAAATTAATACGCTTATATTTTGAAATTAAATCTATTAAAATCTTTTGTTTCCCATTACCACTATTATATTCCTTATGAATCTCCTTAACTCTCATCTTATTTGTCTTACAATATTCTAAACAATTTTCCTCTTGAATTGAAAATCCATAAGAATCATCTCTTGAATTAGATACACGACAATAAACTAGATTTTTCATTATATATCTATATAATAAAAATACTTTATATTACATTTATAATATATCTTAACACTAAACGCATATTATTAATATAATTTTTATCTTCAACATCCGGACTTGATGATGTTTCTTTTAATAATTCTTTATCACTTAATTTTAATAATTTATTAAATTTTTCTTTTGTATATTTCCATTTACCAAATGATGGATTTGGATTTTCATATATATTCGGTATTGTATAATCATCTGTCCATAAACGAGCCATACGTTTTATTTGTAAATTTTCATTGAAAATAGGTTTTACTATTTCACCTGTTTTTATGTTAATTGCTGCTGCTGTGACAATTGGACTTATTTGTTTTTTCTCTATTTTAGTGTTATAATCACCAGTACAATTTACTTTTATATTAACATTTGGTAATTCTTCCATTATTTTATATATATATTCCATATTTATTTTTGATATTTCATTATTATATGCTCCAACAAATGATATTTCAATTGGACTATTACATTTTTTAATAAATTCTAAAATTGTATTTTTATAAGAATGTTTTATAGTATTTGTATCAAAATGTATAACCATAGAATAAGATAATCCATTTTTTGATTTTCCAAAACATAATACAATTACACAAGTTGTTGCTTGATTTGTTCCAATATATTCTATTTTAGAATTTGATGATATTATTATGGATTCTCTTTGTAAACAAGTTAAGTATGTTGATTTATTCATTNGTATTGGNGATGATNTAATAAATGTTTTTGTATTTTTTACTACGTCTAAGTCTAAATATATATTATTATACTCTTTATACTTTTGATAGTATTCCATTATAAACTAACTACATAAATTTTTTCTCAAATTCCTCTTTTATCACAATCTGAACTCCAACCTCTTTTGCCTTTATTACTTTAGACGTTGATCCCTCATCATAATCTTTCTTTGTTGTTACTAAATATGATGTATTCTTTGATACACTGCTTACTAATTCACCACCATTTTCAGTAATGTAATCTTCCCATTCCTTATTTCTAAATCCTGAAAAGACAAATTTCTTTCCTTTAAATTTTTCAGACACCACCTNTGATTCTGAATTTTTTAGTATAGTCTTTTGATAAGAATTTGGTATCTTTTCAAACACTTTTATAAATTCATGGATAAGATTACTAAATTGTGATGCCGTGATATCATCAAACCCATCTATCTTTATTACATCATTATAAATTTCATCTTTCGTATGATCTTTCATATATTTGATAAAATTATTTCCATACTTAATAAATATCTTTTCTAATCTTTTATGACCAAAATTATGACCAAATATATTTGTTGCATTCATAAACTGTATAAGAGTTGCTTTTTCAATTGCGGTTTGAATATTTTCATGTATTTTATTAACCATCTTATCCTTGAATGATGGAAGTTCTGCTAGAGTATTTTTTGATACATTTATTATCTTAAAAATATCATCAATATCATTTTCAACAAAATTTGTTATAATACCCTCTGATAAATTCATTATATCCATCTTTTCCGCAAAAAATGTTAATTCTTTTATAATTTGTTCATCACTCTTTGATCCAGTTGCAATTAAATCAACATTTGTTTCATTCCATTTATATTCTACACTTGGCATCTTAACTTTAGCTGTTTTAATTACTTCAAGAACATGTGGTATAACATCTCCCGATCTTATAATCTTAACAACACTTGATGGTCCAATCTTATTATCAACTATATATTTAGCATTAAATGCAGTTGCATTTGAAATAACAACCCCAGATAATTTAGTTGGCTCAAGTATTAGTTTTGGTTTTAAATACCCATCCTTAGATACATTCCATTCAACATCCTTGACAACAACATCTGCAGTTTGTTTCTCTGATGCATCCTTGAAAGCAAACGCAAAATCAGGATTACCATCAGTATTATAATCATGTAATGAATCATCCATTATAATTATTCCATCAATTTCATACTCAGATGATTCTCTTCTATCTAAAAGAATTTCATCCAACATCTCAAAATCTAAATCTGATTTATCTAATGTTTCATAATAAACATGAGTCATTTTATTCTTTGCCAAAAACTTTAATTGTTCTGATTGTCTCATTCTCGGTTCCATTATCTCATATATGACAAAATCAATATCTTTCATTATATCAGTATTGATTTTCTTTGAATTTACTAATCCCGAAACCATATTACGAGCATTACTAAATTGTGTTGTATACTTTTGCCATTTCTTTTTAGAAATAATTAATTCACCTCTTAAAACTATATTGGTTGAAACTGAAAATTTAAATGATGGAATTGTATTTATTAAATGCGTAATATCCTGTCCAATTGTTCCATTACCTCTTGTATATAATTTTTTTACTCCATTGTTTAAAACAAATAAACCAGAAATTCCATCTAGTTTATCCATTATAACATAATCATGTTTGTTAAATTTTTTTTGCCATTTAGATAATCTATCAGATTCCGATATCTTTATTTTATCCATACTACCCATATAANANGGTAATTCAACTTTGTTTTTTCCCGTTATCTCAAANCCAACCTTCTTTAAAAAATCATTNTTTGGATCACGCTTCTTAATTTCATCAAATAAATCATCATATAATTTATCTGATATTACACCTTCACCATTATAATATTGTTCAGCGGCATATTTAGCAACTTCTATTAAAATATTAAGAGGTTGAGTATCAATGAACTTTTGATAGTCCTTGAGTAAATCTTTCAAGTATTTAGACATATTAATAATATATTATAATGTTTTTATAATAAAATATTATATCAATTTTTATTTGATTTAGAAGAAATCAAATCACAACCCTTTTTCTTCTCAATATAATTCTTATGATAATTATCTTCAATCCATCTTTTCATAATTGCTTCAGTAATAATTCCACGATTCTTCTTAATCATTCTAAGTACATCTTTATGCCTACTACCGTTTAATTCAAATATAAAATATTCGTAAATATTTGTTATAATGTCTTCAATTCCACTACATTTTGTCTCATGTTTCATTGCCCTTCTATGAGATTTCATATAATTAATAAATTCATTTTTTGCGACAGGGGTAATTATAAACAGT